AGATCAAAATCATTATCCACACGGTCGACGGCGGCAGCGCGGTTCTCACCCCCACCACCAAGATCGGTTTCTCTACCATCACTTTCACCGCTGTGGGTGATTCGGCTGCTCTCATTTATACGGCTACTGGCTGGGCTATTTTCGGTACGCGTGGCGCTACCGTTGCCTAATAACCTACGGGGGTTCGCCCCCGTATCAACCAGGAGAACGATATGGCTGATGCTGTAGCCTCGCAAACGCTTTTAGACGGTGAGCGGCTGTTTATCGCTAAGTATACCAACATTTCAGACGGTACTGGCGAGACTGCGGTAAACAAAATCATTGTTTCTAATTTGGCTAAAAACGCGGCCGGGTTAGCGTGTAACGGCGTAAAAATTAATAAAATTTACGCTACTACGCATGGTATGGAAGTGCGCATTTTGTGGGATGCAACCACAGACGTTTTCGCGTGGATGCTACCGCAAAATACTAACTACCTGATGGACTTTTCTTCATTCGGTGGTTTGCAGAACAACGGCGGCACCGGGGTGACGGGTAATGTCGCATTCACTACTGCAGACGCTTCTTCCGGCGACATGTACACCATCGTGCTTGAGTGTATTAAAACCTACGCTACCGCTTAAGGATTTCGTCATGGCAAAAGGCCCCCAGTACGTCAAAGAATTTGATTTCAACGTCAAACCGTGCGAATATAGCTACGGCGGTATGGTCAAGAAAACCGAAGGCGGCGTGGTACGTAAGCTGAACGCCGTAGGTAAAGCCCCCGGTTACCCGAAAAACGAGATGCTAGCTGATAAAAGCAGCCTCGGCATTAAGGGTAACAAGAACCCCGGCGTAAAGGGTGACAAACCCGTAGCCCCGCGCCAGCCGATGCTCAAACCGTATGCCAAAGGCGGTAAGGTGATGGAAAAGACGACCGGCGAGCGTTACCCGAGCCGCAGCGCGATGGTGAAACATGAAGCCATGGAAACGCCGAACATGCAGCGTGAAGAAGTAGTTAAGCGCGCTAGCGTGAAAGGTATGATCCCCCGCCGTTCGGTTCCCGTAGCACCGATGGAGCCGATGGTAGGAATGAAAAAAGGCGGCTCGGCTAAGGTGGCCAAGGTCATGGGCGAATTCAAAGCCGGTGAACTGCATTCAGGTAGCAAAACCGGCCCGATGGTGAAAAGCCGGAAACAAGCCGTCGCGATTGGACTTTCCGAAGCTCGCCGCGCCGGTAAGAAGTGATTTGCCGTTCAGCGGTTCTTGAACTATAATTCGCGCAGCACTGGGCCGACTGTAACAGCGGCCATCCTAACCGGAACCCGGAGTTAGTATGGCCTATTCTGGCACTGTCAGTGAAACGACATTTAACGCCCTGAAAGTGGTTGACCACGCTTTCAGGCGTTGTCGTTTACCTGCTCAGGCCATTACCGGTGAGATGCAGAGTTACGCGCTCGACTCACTGTATTTGATGTTGTCCGAAATGGCTAACATCAAAACCCCGAGCTGGTGTATTGAAAAGCTGATCCTGCCTTTTTATGAGAATCAACCCATCATACCGCTACCGCTCGGCACGGTAGAAGTGTTGAATGCAAACTACCGCACCATTCAACCCGTAACTGGCGCGTATGTCGCCACGTCGACTTCTTACACCGTAAACTTTACCACCCAAACCACCGTGGATACGGTTGGTGTTGAATGGTCAGGTGCGTCAGTGCCTTTGACATTCCAAGTTTCAACCAACGGCACCGTCTGGGTGACGGTAGGTTCGTCGGATGTCGCGGCGAGCGAAGGCGAAATCACTTGGACTGACATTTCCGGCGCGTTAGCGTATCAGTATTTCCGCATCACCTCGACCGGTACGTTCAATTACGCGGTCATCACCCTGGGTAATCTGCCGCAGGAAATACCGATGGGTGTGTTGAACCGTGATACGTATGTTGCCCAGAGCAATAAAGTGTTCCCCGGTCGACCCAACAGCTACTGGTTTCAACGAGACATCCCCGAGCCGGTTATGCACATCTGGCCCGCGCCGTTCGTCTCAGCTGAGGCTGCGCAACTCATCATCTGGCGGCACCGGCAGATTATGGACACCACCAACTTGCGGCAAGAAGTCGAAGTCCCGCAGCGGTGGCTCCAGGCTATCGTTGACGGTCTCGCTTCTAAAGTAGCGTATGAGACCCCGGCCGTTGACATGAACCTGATGCCGGTGCTCGAGCAGCGCGCCGCAGTTTCGTTGCAGCGCGCCTGGGACGGTGACAATGACGGCTCGCCGACGTTCATCAACCCCGGTATCGGGGCCTACACGAAATGAGCGGAGCGTACCTTGACGTTCGCGGCCAACCCACGTTCGGTATCGGAATATGTAACCGCTGCTCGCGTAAGTTTCTGCTCGCCGAGCTTCATCCGGATCCGAACTACCCTGGGCTTATGGTTTGCGATGTTGATACTGACGAGTATGACCCGTACCGACTCGCCCCGCGCAAAGAGGACCAAATCGTTCTCCCGTTCACGCGCCCAGACACCCCGATCAACACTCGGCCTGCAGGTCTCATTCAGGAAGCCGGAGACGAGTTCTTCATTACCGAAAACGGTAATGAATACTTGGAGATTTGATTCATGTCTGAAGTCCCAAGCAATCTAATCCCCACCCGAATCACGCAGCTGCCGGTAGCGCCGGTGGCTTCGGAAGATAGTCTGTTGCTTATCGTTTACGAGGGTAACAACTATCAAATACGTGCCGGTGACCTGCTCAGCGTAGCGGGTGTTCCTACTTCGCGTCAAGTCATCGCGGGTACCGGTATGACCGGGGGTGGACAGCTGACCGACAACGTCACGTTGAGTATCGCGGTGGGTGGCGTTGGCCCCACTCAGCTGAGCACCACAGGGGTGACGGCCGGGGTGTACGGTTCTACTTCTACCATTCCGCAACTGACGGTGAGCACCGACGGCCGCGTCACGGCCGCGAGCAGTCAGACTCCGAGCGGCACCTGGGGTATCAACATCACCGGGAATGCGGTCACTTCGACCAGCACGTACAATCTGAACGGCGGCCTGGCTAACAAAGTCCCGTACCAGAGCAGTTCCGACACGACCGCGTTTATTGACGCACCGGTCACAGCTGATACGTTTCTCAAGTGGAGTGGTTCTGGGTTCGTCTGGGGTGCGGTGGCTGGGGCGGGTACGGTCACGACTGTTGACACCGGAACCGGTTTGACCGGCGGCCCGATTACTTCTGCTGGAACTATTTCTCTAGCTAACACCGCCGTCACGCCCGGTTCTTATACGGCTGCGAACGTAACGGTTGACGCTCAAGGCCGCATCACCGCTGCTAGCAGTAACAGTTCGCTAGTGACCTCGTTCAGCGCCGGGAGCACCGGGTTCACCCCGAGCACAGCGACCACCGGCGCGGTTACGCTCTCAGGTACCCTGAACGTGGCGAACGGTGGTACGGGAGCCGCAACCCTCACCGGGTACGTGAAAGGTAGCGGAACGTCCGCTATGACCGCGAGCAGCACCATCCCGACCACCGACCTGAGCGGCACGGTGACCAACGGGCAGCTGGCTAACAGCTCGGTGACGATTGGATCCACGGCGATCTCGCTGGGATCAAGCAGTCTGACGCTGGGTGGGTTGACGACTGTAGCGGTCACGCAAGACCCAACCACCGCCCTGCAACTGACCACCAAGCAGTATGTGGATGGACTGGTTGCAACCGGCCTGTTCTACCACGAGGCAGTGCAGGCAGCGACCACTGGCACCCTCGCCTCGATCACCGGCGGCACTGTCACCTACAATCAACCCGGCGGCGCTGGGGTAGGCGTTGGCGCAACGCTCACGTTGTCTGTTCCTTTGACAGTACTGGACGGATACACGCTGCTCAATACCAACCGTATCTTGGTCAAGGATCAGGCCGACCAGACGCAAAACGGCGTCTACACTTGGGCGACCGGCGGCACGGTACTGACTCGCTCAACCGACACCGACACCTCCGGCCCTGGTACTGGCGACCTGAGCGAGAACGATTACTTCTTCGTTCAGAACGGTACGGTCAACAAGGGAACTTCTTGGGTATGCACGACGGTGGGTACGATCACCTTCGGCACGACCGCGATCACCTTTGCCCAGTTCAGCACCTCGCAGGTGTACACGGGAACCTCGCCGATCAATATCTCCGGCACGGTCATCTCACTGAATACCGTTCCGGTGGCTTCTGGCGGCACGAACCTGACTTCGTACACCGCCGGGGACTTGCTGTACGCATCGGGAACGACAACGCTTGCCAAGCTGGGAATCGGCACAACCAACTATGTGCTGACCTCAAGTGGATCGGCGCCGCAGTATGTTGCGCAGAGCACGCTGTCCGTCGGTTCGGCTACTACCGCCACCACCGCTACGAACCTGGCCGGGGGTGCTGCGGGATCTGTTGCGTACAACACCGGTTCTGGCGCTACGAGTTTCCTCGCTCTCGGCACGACTAACTACGTGCTAACCGCTGGGGCCAGCGCACCGCAATACGTCGCTCAGAGCACGCTCTCGGTAGGATCAGCTACAACCGCGACCACTGCCACCAATCTCGCGGGTGGAGCGGCTTCTCAATTACCGTACCAGACCGGTTCGGGCGCGACGTCGTTTATTGCTAACGGCACTGCCGGACAGGTTCTGACCTCTGCCGGGGCTAGCGTGCCTGCTTGGGGCGGTCTCAACGGGGGCACGTTCTGATGGTTGAGCAGCTTATAGAAAAAGTGTTCGCGTTACGCAACGCGAGCCACCTGGCGCATTGGAAAACCAAGTCATACTCGCAGCACCAGGCTCTCGGTGAATTTTATCTCGGCATCATTGAAGGTGTTGATAAATACATCGAGGCGAACCAGGGTGTTTTCGGTTTGATCGGTGAAGTGCCGGGTGAGAAAGAAAACATCATTACCGCGATTCGTGATGACCTAGTGTGGTTGAACGAAAACCGCGAAGCTATTGCTAAAAACATCCCGGCTCTTGAAAATATTCTCGATGAACTGACCGGGCAATATATGACCACGCTGTACAAACTTGAGAACCTGAGGTAACTGACATGGCCGCCACCGGATACACCGTAATTCAGCTGTATAGCAGCCCGACGGCTTCTGCCGTACCGCTAGCCGCAAACCTGTCGGCCGGTGAACTCGCTATCAACACTAACGACGGTAAACTTTACTACAAAGACAGCAGCAACGTAGTGCAGGTGCTGGCTACAAAAGCCGCCGCAGCTGGAACGTTTACTTCCGTCACCACGCCTTCAGTAACCAATGCTGGAACGCTGGCTCTGTCTGCCACCGGCGCGAATGTAATGACGGCAAGCACCAACGGTACAGAGCGTATTCGCGTCACGGCCAACGGTGGCGTGTCATTCGGCGCAACCGGCACAGCTTACGGCACATCAGGGCAGGTACTGCAATCAAACGGAGATGCCCCGCCGACTTGGGCAACAGCATCTGGCATCACAACCGGTAAATCCATCGCTATGGCGATGATCTTTGGTTTCTAAGGAGCAATCATGGCAAACCCTAACATCGTCGCTGTAACAACCATTTACGGCACGACGACCTACTACACCCCGACCGGCACGACTGCGGTTGTTCTGCTGGCCAATGCTGCATCGTCTGGCAAGGTCTACAAGATCAACCAGATCGTTGCGGCCAACACCACGACCTCGGCGGCGAATGCTACGGTATCGGTCTACTCCAACGGCGCTGGAGCTCAAGGCTC